ATACTTTACAGACGAAAGTTCTACACAAGGTAATGTAAGATTAGGTGGCACTTTAGAGTTTCTTGCTGGTGAGGGTATCAATACAACTGCTTCAGGAAGTACAATAACAATCGCTGGTGAATTAGCATCGACTTCAAATGTTGGTGTTGCATCATTCAGTTCAGACAATTTTGCCGTAAGTGGTGCAGGCGAAGTTACAGTAATCAAAGTTGACGGGAGTACATTTTAATGTTTAAGTGGATTGAAAAATTAGTAGATAAAGTTGTTGGTTCATATCAAGTAGATGAGCCGCCAAAATATCTTAGTGGCAGTTTAGAAAAGAAAACAAAAAAAGAATTAGAAACTTTAGGTCGTAAACACGGCATTGAAATTGATAGAAGATTAACTAAAGCAAAAATAATTAAACAGATAAAGAAACATAAGTAATGGCAACACAAATATTACCAAAAAGAAGTGAAACATCATTAGCTATACCAACAACAAGTGATTTAGCAGTTGGTGAAATTGCAATGAATATTGCAGATGGTAAGTTTTTCACAAGAACCTCTGGTAATGTTATTAAAGAAATGGGTGGTGCAGGTGCCGTAACTCTACAAGATGTTACCACTTCAGGTGCAACAACTAATAATGACATTACTTTAGATGGTGCAGACATTATTTTTGAGGGTGCGTTAGCAAACGCATTTGAAACAACTTTAACGGTTGCAGAACCAACGGCTGATAGAGTAGTTACTTTACCAGACCAGTCTGGAACATTAGCAATGGACGGCGATGCATTAGCATACGGCATAGTATTCGGAGGATAATTGAGTGGCAAGTACATTTAAAAATTTTGGTTTAGATGTTGGTGTCTTAGATGACGCAACAGGAAATATGTACACAGCTGGTAGTGGTGTAGCTGCCGTAGTTCACGCATTATACATTTCAAATAAAAGTTCAGTTAATTTTGCTAAAGTAAATGTCAAAGTAACCACAGACGGCGGTTCTACTTTTTTTCATGTAGGTAGAAGTTTAGAAGTAGATGTAAACAATACTTTAGTTTTAGATAAACCTATAAATTTAGAAGCAAGTGATATATTAAGAGTTTATGCAGACCCCAATCCAGACAGTTCTTCTGTAGATGTTGAGGCGTTTGCAAGTATATTGGAGATTAGTTAATGGCAATTAATAACCATATCGTAAATACAAATGGTCGAGGGTCAAATGCATTTAGCAATAGCTTTCACGGTTTAAGAAGAACACAAGACGGAAAATTATACTATACATTAAGAGATACAAATGTAGGCACTTTTAGTAATGATGGTGGTACAACAGAATTATCTAGTGACGCAGATTATGTCGCAGTAGAAGAACAATACATCTCTGGTAAAAATCAAACTTTTGCAGGTGATGGTTCTGATACAACTTTTACACTATCAGATACAGGTAGAGAAGCAGACCAACTAGCTGTATTTGTTGATAGAGTGAGAATGACAGCAACTACAGATTATACAGTATCAGGTACAACTTTAACATTTGTTAGAGCCCCTCATAATGCAGCTGAAATATATGTACAAGTAATAGATAAAGAATATAAGAACGAAACAACCGATACCTACCAACAATATAAGTTTGAAGGTGGTAGAAATCACTATAAATTAAACAGTGATGGTAAATTAGTAAGGGTAACAAACAGAAAAATACCGATTGATGAAACAAACTTTCCGGATGATGTACTCGACAACGATTTTACTAATTATGATGGAACAGCAATTGTTAATTCAACTACTTGGTCGGTGTAGTATAAATATATGGAACTAATAAGGTAAAAAAATGGCAGATTTCGTACTAGGAAGATTAAAATTTAAATGGCGTGGCGATTGGGCTGCTTCGACAGCTTACTTAATTGATGATATTGTTAAGTATGGCGGTAACACATATGTTGTAACTGCTAACCACACATCTCAAGCCGCAACTGCCAATTTCTACACAGATTTATCGGCTTCAAAATATTCATTACATACTGAAGGAATTTTCTTCAAGGGTAATTGGGCAGGTTCAACATTCTATAAATTAAATGATTTAGTAAAATATGGCGCATTTCAGTATCGTTGTATTTTACAACACACATCACACGCTTCAGACTTTGCAATAGGTTCAAACTGGCAAGTATTTTCTGAAGGCTTACAATGGGAAGATAGTTATAGTGCAAGTACAACTTATCAAGACGGTGATGTTGTTACTTATGGTGGTTATACATATGTTTATGTAAACGCAACACCAGCTTCAAATCAAACACCAACAGACAATTCATATTGGGATGTTGTAACAACAGGTTATAATAATCTTGGAGAATATTCACACGGTGTAACTTACAAAACAGGTGATGTCGTAAAATACGGAGGTAATAGTTATGTATCTCGTACAAATCATATAAATCAATATCCAACTGACACGGACGGTGCTTTAAATTCAGCTAATTGGGATTTGAATGTAAAAGGTTTTGACTACCAATCTGGCGGTTATCAAGCGTCCACAACATATAACATTGGTGATGTAGTAAGATATCTTTCATCAACTTATATAATGGTTAAAGACAGACAGATTAATGTTACACCTGGCACAGATGGTACAGTATGGCAATTGATTGCACAAGGAGACACAGGCGCAGTCTTGAATACTAGAGGTGACATGATTATACAAGACGCCTCTCAACAAACAAGATTACCTATTGGTACAGTTGGTTCAGTTTTAACTACAGACGGTTCGGATCCTATTTGGTCAAACGCTGAAGGTAAAAATGTTTACTATGTTGCAAACTCTGGTTCAGATAGTAATCCAGGTACACAATATCTACCATTCAAAACAGTTTATTACGCATTACAACAAGCAACTTCAGGAGATGTTGTTGACTTTAATACAATTACAGGTGGTACAGGCGGTACTCCAGGTACTTACGATATTACACAAACAAGTACAGACGGTTCAGGTACAGGCGTAACAGCGAGAGTAATATTAGATGGTTCATCAACACCAACAGTAACAATTACAAGTGGTGGTACAGGTCACGCAGCTGGTGATGTTATCACATTTACAAACGGAAGTTCACAGTTAGGTGGCGCTTCAAGTATTACAATCACAGTAGTTTCAGCTTCGATTGGTGATGTTATCTATATTAAAAATGGTGTTTACAGAGAAACTTTACCTATTAGAGTTCCTGCTGGCGTTACAGTACAAGGTGAAAGTTTAAGAGGAACAGAAATTAGACCTAATACAGGTACAGGTCATCAAGTAAAAACAGTTACAGTTTCAACGAATATTTCAGGTGCAACAAACGGCACATATAATTATTTACATCAATCAGCAACTAACGGAAGTGGTACAGGTTTTGTAGTTAATATTACAGTATCGGGTGGTGCAATCTCAGCCGCAACTATCTATCATGGCGGTGCAGGTTTTGTTGTAGGTAATACAATAAATCTTCCAGAGATAGGTGGTCAAACGGGTGGTATATTAACAGTTGCTTCATTAGAAAATAATGACGCTTCTAATATGTTCTTAATGAACAACCAAACAAACCTTGTTCAAATGTCAATGAAAGGTTTAACAGGAACGCCAGGTGCTGGTGCAACAGGTAAAGCTGCCGTTGTATCACTAGACCCTAGTGGTTCTATTACAACTGCTTCGCCTTATATTCAAAACTGTTCGTCTGTAAACGGTACAGCAACAGGTGTTCAAATTGACGGACTTTTACATAGTGCAGGTAACAAATCTATTTTATGTAATGACTATACACAAATTAACTCAGACGGCCGTGGTGTTCATGCATTAGGCGGTGGTCGTGGTGAAATGGTTTCAGTCTTTACTTATTACTGTGATAAATCATTCTATGCTCAATCAGGTGGATTTATTAGAGGACTAAACTGTTCATCTGGTTATGGTGAATATGGTGCAGAAGCAGACGGAACATTAGCAACAGAAACACCAGTTACAGTTGCAGCTCGTGGAGAAATGTTAAAATATGCAACAGCAGGATTTATTGGTGCAGCTACAGAAAGTGATGTTGCAGATACAGTTTCAACTTCAGGAACACCAACAGCTGCGGCTATTGTAGGTGTTACTTCAGGTGCTACTGCTACAATTTCAAGAGTTAACATATCACTAGACCATTTACATATTGAAAGTAGAAGTGGTAACTTTACACAAGGTGAAGTTTGTACAGTAACAAAAGATAATAGTTCAACTTTTCAATTAACACTAGACGGTTCATTTGGAGATAGTACAGCCGCTCAAACAGGTCAAGAAGGACCTTTGATTAGAATAGATGGCTCAGCATTAAGTTCAGCAACTGCTATTACAATAGGTTCAAATGTTGTATTTGCTGGTGACACTGCTAAGTATTACAGAGTTTCAGCAGTTTCAGAAACAAATACAAGTGCTACAACAGCACTAATTCGATTAACAGAAAGTGTAACAACTGCTAGAGCAATAGCAGACAATGAAGTTGGTACTATTACAACAGGTTTCTCAAATGTTCGTTTAACTGGACATGACTTCCTAAACATTGGTACTGGTGACTTTACAACAAGTAACTATCCAGGTGTTGAAAGTCAAGCACCAAACCAAGAAAGAGAAGTTACAGAAACAAATGGTGGTCGTGTTTACTTCTCATCTACTGACCAAAAAGGTGACTTTAGAGTTGGTGATTTATTCAGAATTGAACAATCAACAGGTGTTGCAACACTAAACGCAGACGCATTTGACCTTTCAGGTCTATCGCAATTACAACTTGGTTCTATTGGTGCTGAGTTAGGTGCAACAATTAACGAATTTAGTACAGACGAAACATTATCAAATGATAGTAACTCGGCAGTTCCAACAGAAA